ATCATATTTAAGATGAGCTTTAAGGTGGTTGTATAGCGTTTGTTTGCTCATGTGCAGATTTTTAGCTACAGCTGTGACCGTCACACCCTGACTAAGCCACTCTTTTATTTTTTCAAGATTTTCTAATACTATAGCCTCTTTGCTGCCATTGATTGCCATAACTTCACGCCCTTACACAGACTCTAGCCCAGCTTTCCAGCTCTTAGCTCCCACAATACCGTCAGAGCTTAAACCATTCTTTTTCTGCCAGTTCTTTGTAGCTGTATCTGTTTTACTGCCAAAATCACCGTCAGGCTCTACACCTACAATGATCTGCCAAATTTTAACCGCTGCACCTTTAGAGCCTTTTTTAATTGTTTTCATGTTATAAATCTCCTCTCCAGCACTCGCTACAGTGCCACCAGATAAAAATAACTTACGTTCAGCCTCTCTACGTCTCACTAATCCTGTTAAGACTTTGCCGGACGCCTTGTTATATAAAATCATAGCGTCCGCTATCTGTGCGGATGTTCTGTTTTTAACCAGCGTTTTTAAATTTCCCACGCCACAGTTATAACAGAATGAGACTAAAGCGCTAAACTGGTTCTCATTGAGAGGGATTTTAACGTTATCTGTCACGTATTTCTCATATTTTTTCATATCAGACTTAAGCATGTTATCAGCCTGAGCCTGAGTGATTACCATACCCTCATATACTCCAGCCGTATGTCCATAACCTATAGTCCATACATCAGCTGGGCATTTGTAAGCCACCAACCGGCAGCCCTCAAAAGATTTAATCAATTCTAAGCCAGCGTCATTTATTTTCATTTTGTCTTTTCCTCTGTTTCCACAGTATTATTAAGCGCTAAAGCAATTAAAGCGCCGCCGCAACCAGCCACCACTAATATAATTCCAGCACCGATAACAATAAGCTCAACCATATCTCTTATTCCTCTTTATTGCTTGCGTCTACAAAACCCTCAGCTAAGATATAAGCAATCAATGACGCAAAACTCATAATAATACTTGTAATCTGTTCCACGCTGCCGGTGTCTACATTAAAGGCAATTAACAGCGCACTCACAAACGCTACCAGTGCCACCCAAAATTTACGGCTTGATAATTTTCTTTTCCAGTCAATCTTATTCATTGCTTATACCTCCTGTTTTTAAGTTTTGATTTCAAAACTTTTATTTTAAAAAAATTTACAATAAATTATCTATATTTATTTTTTCCAGATATTTCTCTGGCAAGTTTTTAAAAATATTTTCCCTTGTTGCCTTTTTTAAATACCAGACATTACACGCCGCCACCTCTGCCCATGCTGCTAGGGCTATCTGTGTAACATAGCTCATGTCAAAAATTAAGAAAGTGCCTATAACTACTATCAGAGATAAACTAATAGCATTTATATAACTCACATATAATATGAGCTTACTGGTTTCCATTTTCAATGAGTCTGATACGTGTTTCATGGTCCTGTATTCTCTCATCCTGTTCGTCATTGTGACACCAAATTCTTTTATGGTCATCATGGTTATTAACCTCAAATTTATTAAACTTTTCAGTTAAATTCTTAATTGATATATTTAATTCTGTCATAGCTTTTACATTTTTTATTAAAGGTACGGCTATTGCTGTTCCTGTTCCAATAATACTGCCCAAAGCTACTACAATAAGCCCTATCATTTCATTAACGCCCATTATCTAACCTCTTTTATCCTGATCACATTTATTAACTACGGCTATTTTATATATATATCTTCCCTTTGACAATGGCACGCCCTTGCGCCACCCCTCGCAAAATATAAAACACACTATCTTTTACAAACAAAAAAAGAGCGCCTGAGCGCCCTTTATAATTTTATTTAATTTTATTTGTCAGTGCTGCTGCCGGCGGCAAAGATACACATATAGCGCTGCTGCCGGTGTCACACTCAGGACTGCTGCCGGCTTGTCATACATATCTGTTGTACTTTTCCAGACATTCTTTTTTAATTTCCAGCTGCTTAGTCTTTTCTACTTCTTGTTTTGTCTTTTCCTTTTCACATTCTAATTTTGTGCTAGCCTCTACTGTTGCTTTTATATTTTCACTGTCCACCTTTTTATACTTTAAATATTCTATCTTGTACACTGTGAAAAAACCGGCTGCACTGATAATAGCCATTGCTAATATAAATATCGAAAATTCCACCTTACTCCTCCTGTACGTGCAAGATATCCCTGATCTGTTTTAGCTTGCTGTTTGCAAAGGTGAGGCGTGTGCCTAACTCGTTTAATAGCATTTCATCTGACACGGCTTTTAACATAATTTCCTTATCTTCTTTGTCCATGCCTTTAGCTCTTTCTCTCATTGCTGTCTTTTCTGCTGCATTCATTCTTCGCCCTCCAGTCTGTTGTATAATTCCATGATAAGCCTCTTTTTGTTGCGTCTTATGGTGCTTACGTCCTTGTCCATTACTGCCGCTATTTGCTCAATGACTATATTGTCTCTATAGTGCAAGTAAATAATGTCTATGTATGGGTCATTTGCCATATCAATTAAATAGGACTTAATTTTCTGATTATTTCCCATAAAAAAATAATCTCTTATAAGTGGCTCGGTGCTTTTAAGAATAACGTTGTATCTATCCTTTAACAGCCCTTGCCGCTTAAATTCCTGTATAGTCATGTATACTATGGCTTGTACTTCTTTTTTATCCACTTTGCCACCTCACTACCGGCTACTCAATATAAAAATGCCACTTTAACCATCCAAAATATATTTTATAGTTTAAAATATTATTTCTGTGCCTTTTTGGTATGTATGTTATTGTGGGTAGTATATCTATAGCTATGTTATCTTCTATCCGCTTTATTTTCATGTTGCCTCTTTCTGCCGCTCCAGCTCATAAGCTAACTCTTTACTGATAGGCTCAAACTCTATTACCCATACATAAGGGTTGGCTTTCCAGTTATAAGCGTAATACTCTGGCGTATCCTTTCTGCCTAGTGTGCTATGCCATAAATAATGAAACGCCTCTCTAGCCGTTCTCGGCATATCTTGCCACCAGTTACGCTTAAACAACTTTCTATACTTGTAATGAAACGCCTCCCACCAATCAATACTTACAGCATACTTATATAATTTTCCGTCTTTGGTATATTCTCTTATACCCTCGGCTATAGCCTGTTCCTCTGTAATATCCTGTAGCCGCTCCACTCTTACACCAGTAACCTTTAAAAATATCCTTGCTGCCTCTTTTGGCATATGAATAGATGGTTTCCACTTTGGGCTAAATCCGTCTACACCGTCATCTGTAGCCTTATAAAAATAGTTATTTCCTATGTCATCTGCCCAGTTACACCATGTTTCCCTTACATACAGTATGTCATTGACCTGATAAGGAGGCTTAGCATATTGAATACTACCGCCATACTCATCAATACCAAAGCCAAAACAGCCAAGTACCTTTTTATCTGTACTGTCAACTACATAGCCTAATTTGTACTGGTGTCTTTCGTCCGGCTGTGGTTTTACCACACGCCTAGTAACCGTCTTTCTGCCCTCTAATATGGCTCTTACCATTTCAGTGTTAAATAATATGGGTTTCATGTACACCTCCTGTAAATAACGCTACTAACCATTTAAGATGATCATTGTAATAGCTACACTCTTTCTGGTTTCTATTCTTTAAACAGTTACAGCGTTCTGAGCAATCTATACAGACATATTTGTCTAATATTTCCTCCATGATTTCACTCTGGCGCTCTGTCTCGCCCTCTATGCTTTTCTTTGGTGGTTTTACCGGCGGCATAGGTCTGCTATAACGATAACCCTCTAAAATAATATTTAACGCCTTACGCCTTGCCTTATACTCTCTAAACTTTGCTATTAAGCCCATTGTTTAGCCCTCCTTTTCCGCTCCTTATAACAGATACAGCTATCTGTCTGATATCCTCCGTTGTCCAGTTCTACTTTTAAACGACTGCTGCCGGTCTGGTCCATATATGAGCATGATCTTATTAAGTCTGGGTATGCGTGTCGCTCTCTGTAATACTCACAGCCTTTACATACACTTTTCTTTTTCATTAGTTTTCTGCTCCGTAAAATGCTCTCTGATAAGTGGGCAACTTAATAGATATTCCGTACAATCATCATTTTTGTATCGCTCACAATCCAGACAATAATTATCATGTAACCAGTCTGATATACAATCCTCGTCATATTCGTTATCATTCATAGCATGACAATATGCGCTTATAATTTCTTGACACACCTTATGATACTTGCAATCAAACATTTGACCGTCATACTTCCCACTCCACCTGTGGTATATTTCACCCTTTTGTATTTTCTGACCGCACAAGTCACATTTATGCTCTTTTCGTGCTTTTGGATATGTACTGTTACTAAAATCTAACACTCTACACCTCCTACCACTCTAGGCGTTGACCACACCGCTCGCAATGTCTAAAAGCCACCAGTCTACCACATACAGGGCAATGTGTTTCTAACACTTCCTTAGGTGTCGCTCTTTCTAGTGCCACTATTGCCATTCTAAGTGCTGATCTAATTCTCTTATATTGCATTCTGGGCTTTGCTACTTTTTCAAGCCATTCCAGCAAAGACTCCAGCACTTCCACCGCCTCTTTTAACTGTTTCTTTTCTCTAACTATTTCTTTTCTATTACACTCCAGCCAGTGCTTTTCTTTTGCCATGCCTACACCTCCTCAGGACTGCTGCCCTCTGGGA